TTACTGGGACGCAGATACTGGGGTGACCGTACGCGCGGTCGAGATCAGTACGTTATCGGGGGCAACTGACGTACCGGTGGTTCAAAATACCACTTTGGTGTCTGACGCTTATCGGTTTGTGTTTGCTTTCGGTTGCAATGACTACGGTTCTACCACCCAAAACCCGATGCTTTTGCGTTGGTCAGACCAAGAATCTGTGACTGATTGGACACCTGCCGCCACCAACCAAGCGGGCAGTTTGCTGTTATCTCGCGGTTCTGAAATCATTACGGCTATCCAGACTCGTCAGGAAATTGTGGTGTTTACGGACGCCGCACTGTACTCGTTCCAGTACCTTGGCCCCCCAACGGTGTGGGGTTCCCAGCTGTTGGGCGACAACATCTCGATCGCCAGCCAAAACGCTGTGGCGTTGGCTTCCGGCGTTATCTATTGGATGGGGACGGACAAGTTCTATAAATACGACGGTCGCGTGCAGACATTGGTCTGTGATCTGCGTCAGTTTGTCTACGGCGACATCAACCTTGAGCAGCAGGATCAGTTCTTTGCCAGTACGAACGAAGGCTTCAACGAGGTCTGGTTCTTCTACTGCTCCACCAATTCGTTTACGGTTGACCGCTACGTGGTGTACAACTACGCAGAAGATATCTGGTACTACGGCACGATGGCGCGAAGCGCATGGCTAGATACAGGCTTACGGGAATACCCACTTGCTGCTACTTACGCCAACAACATTGTGAACCATGAACTAGGTGTGGATGATGGCATGTTAGAGGCCCCATTACCGATTGTGGCGACTATTACGACTTCGCAGTTCGATATTGGTGACGGACATAACTTCGCATTTGCATGGCGCTTACTGCCTGATTTGACGTTCCGTGGGTCGAGCGGTGACACCATACCTAGCTTGACGATGCAGTTGCTGCCATTGAAGAACTCTGGTTCTGGATATAACGACCCCAAATCGGTTGGCGGTGTAAACTTCGATGCTGCGGAAGCGGTTACAGCTACTCAAACATACCCCGTAGATTTAGACACATACAACGGGCAGATTTATATTCGAGTTCGAGGGCGGCAGATGGCGATGCGTATTTCATCCAACCAGCTAGGAACGCAGTGGCAGATGGGCTCTCCGCGAATCGACCTTAGACCAGACGGTAGAAGATGAGCACTCAGATCGTTACAACTGAAGTATTTGACCTCACTAGGACAAGAGCCCCTGCGCTACCCTACGCCCCACTGGCGTACAACAGGGAGTATCACGATCAGTTAAACAGCATTCTGCGGTTGTATTTTAATCAGCTAGATAACTTAGTAGGTCAGCTTATGGCTAGTTCTTCCGCTCTGCCGATTACGTTTCCCATCAATTCGCTAGATGCGTTTGGGCGCTTAGTTACGGTTTCACCCTACACCCTGTTCGATAGCCAGAACCGGTACAGCGCAGATAATCAGTTTTCTACAAGCACAGCATCGGGTGGCTCTACTACGTATCTACCCAACGAATCGTCCGTGCAGATGGATGTCACAGCAGCTAGTGGGTCAGAAGTCGTACGGCAGACGTTTCGTAACTTCCCGTACCAGCCGGGTAAAGGCTTGTCGTTCTTTGCTACGTTCGTAATGGGCAGTCCTAAAACGGGACTACGCCAACGGGTTGGGTATTTTAATACACAGAATGGCGTGTTTTTACAGCAAAATGATTTTACGGCGTCTTTTGTTTTACGGTCTAATTCACTGCCTACCCCCGGCACACCCAGCGATATTCGCACAGTAAACCAAGCCGATTGGAACGTAGACCCGATGAACGGTACTGGCCCGAGTGGCCGTATACTTGACCTGACTAAAAGCCAGATTTTATACATGGACTTCGAGTGGTTGGGTGTGGGTGATGTGCGATGCGGGTTTGTAGTGGACGGGGAAGTTCAGATTTGCCACATCTTCCACAACGACAATACCCAGACCGCTGTGTATATGACCACGGCTATTCTGCCAGTTCGGTACGAAATTACCAATACGGCGGCTACTGCGTCTACGTCGGCAATGAAACAGATTTGCTCTTCTGTAATTAGTATGGGGGGGTACAGTCAAACCTCCATTGACCACGTAGCAAGGCGCACTACGATATTTACTACGATTAGTACTGCGGCTACGTTCTACCCTATCGTGTCTATCCGCCTAGCGTCTACTTCTTTAGGAGCGGTAGTACTTCCAAATCGCGTACAGTTCTTACCTACAACTTCGCAAAACTATGAAGTTGCGCTGCTAAAGAACGCTACGCTTACAGGCGCTACATGGGCTGCGACTGTGCCATCCGACGCTAACGTAGAATATGATGTTGCTGCCACTGCCATTTCTGCTGTGGGAACTATCGTGCAGACTGACTATGTAACTTCATCGGGTAGTGGCGGAGTAGGAAATACTTCTGAGGCAACTGGATATAACTGGGACTTACAGCTTGGCGTTTCTTTGGCCGGAGTCAGCGATACATATACACTGGCTGTCCGTACTGTATCTGGGGCGACTACGGGCGACGGTGTTGGCTCTCTGTCTTTCTACGACTTAACACAATAAAGGTCTAATATGGACAAGATTGATCCAAATTACATTGAGTTCGCCGAAGTGGATGGTATGTGGGTTCGCGCGTATACTTTGGCAAAAGAACATCAGGTTGCCGTTCAGCACGTGCATGAGCACGACCATATTACTTTGCTTGCTAGTGGTAAAGCTGCATTTTGGCAGGATGGTGTGCTGGTTAATTCTTACGTAGCGCCCGCTGTTATTACGGTGCCAGCTGGTAAGAAACACGCGTTTGTAGCGCTGTCCGACAATGTCGTGTTCTGCTGCTTACATAATCTACGGGGCACTGATGAGACAGTACCTAAAATTCTTGATGAGGTGATCTGATGGCTATTGCCGCAATTATCGCTGCCGCTGAAGCTGAAGCCGCCGCCGCCGCAGCTGCCGCTGCCACTGCCGCCCAAACTGCCGCTGCGACTGCCGCTGCCCAAACTGCTGCTACTACCGCCGCTGCTGGTGCTAGTGGATTAGGCGCTGGAGCTGGCGCTTTAGGTTCTATGACCGGTTCAGGCGCAGGACTAGCCGCAACGGCGACCCCTGAAATGCTGGCTATGCAGTCTCTTACTGCGCCGGGTGGTTTGACGGGCATTATGGGTGGGCAAGGAGCGATGGCTCCTGTCGAAGGGATTATGCAAGGTGCTCAAGCTGCTGCGCCTGTTGTTGAAAGTGCTGGAATTACGCAAGCTGCTCCTAATCTTGCGGGACAACAACAAGTTTTGGACACGTTTACTCAAGCTGCGGCTGATCCTAGTTTAATGCCACAAGTTGGGTCGGAACTTGCGGGTCCTGCGCCGTACGTACCGGGTTCATCAACCCCTGTTGACCCCGCTTTAAATAAAGGTATTTTTTCTACCCCAACAACACCTTCTAGTCCCGTTGATTTAACCCAAGCAAGTGGGCTTCATTCGGGTATGGACCCAGCGGAAATTATGCGGCAGCAAGGACTTTCTAGAGGGTATACCCGACCTGAAATTATTCCCCAAGGCGGTTCCGCAGAAGCTGGCGCTGGTAGTATGAAAATGGGCTTGGAAGCTGGCTTTGAGAAGGCGTTGTCGTTCGCTAAAGATAACCCGATGACGACTATCTCTGGCCTGCAACTGCTAGATCGTGCGTTAGCTCCGGGGCAACCTAAACGACGCGCGTTTAATCCCGGAATGTCGTTATCACCTAACTTCAAACCCACTCTTGCGCCTTCTGCGCCTAGCGGTGCGTACGGTCGTCGTATGGCAGAGGGCGGTATTGCTGGTAACGCGGAGCAGCCAGACTATGAAGGTAATGTAGCTCGCTACGCCCAAGGCGGTATTGCGGGGTATGCAACGGGTGGTACTACCACGACTAAAAGTCTGCCTAATGCTATGGCAACGGTAGAGAAAGCGTTGGGGCTTGCACCGGGAACAGCTACGATCCAGCAGATAATGGCGGCTGACAAGGCATATAAAGCAGGCGAGCCAATAACCGCTGCGACTATTAAAGCTAACACCACCGCTGCGCCTGTTCCTGCAAAGGCGTTAACTGTCGCTCCTTCGACCGCGCCTGTAGCTACGGTTAATGTTCCTACGGCTGCCCCTGCGGCTACTACTGTGTCTCCCGTTGCGGCGGCTGCGGCTAAACAAGTTGCGCAAACTAATCCTTTGATGGCAGCGCAAACTAATCCGTTGATGGCAGCGCAAGCTAACACGGCTCCGTCTGGCTTTAACGCTATGAACTATATTAGCGCTTCGGGTGAGGGAATTCCTTGGTACCAGCAAACTGCTAACGTAAATTTACCTGACGCTAAAAAAGCTGCCGTAATTGCAGGGGTAACTCCGGGAGTAGCGATAAAGTCGCAAGCTGAAATTGACGCTGCGAAGCCAAAAACCTTTGACCCGATGAATACGCCGTTTAGCGCCATGAACTACACCGATGCTTCGGGCGCAGCAATTCCTTGGTACCAGCAGCCTTCCGTCGCAAATACGCCTGACGCTAAAAAAGCTGCCATTATTGCGGGTGTAACGCCGGGTACTAGTACGCCTTCTGTCGCGGAAACAGAGTTTAACGACGGTATTACGACTACCACGAAGCCTACAACTACCACTACTACAAAGCCTACAACTACTACGACTACCCCAGCTACAGAGTCAGCGGCCACTACGGGTGGAGTATTTGGCGGTCCGTCATCCCGTGAAGAATCAATGGAAGCTATGCGTAGAAGCGTGTATGTGCCTGAATATGTGGACTACACAAGAACGCCGCTTACCCCGGGCATTGGTACGCCTACTACCTTGTCTTACGAGGCTATTCAGTCCCAGCTTGGGCATGCGCCTACGTTAAAAGAAATTGGCACCGCTAGTGCCGCGTATGAAGCAGCTAAACCAACAACTGCGGCTCAATACACAGCGATGTCTGAAAAGGGCGAAAAGGGTATGGCTAAGGGCGGTAAAACGTCTGGGAATTTATTTAGGTCTATAGCTGAAAGTGAAGACCAACCAACTCTAGAAGAAATGGAAGCCGTTTCTGCTCACCTTAGAAATATAGGTCAATTGGCTGAAGACGACGATGTTGATACACGTTTACTTGACCCGTACTCAGCCGCACAAGTACGATTGGCTAAGCTAAGTAAGAAACATAAAATGGCGATGGCTCCTGTAGCTAAGACCAATGTCGATCCAGCTAACATGGCGCAGGGCGGTATCACACAGAATCTCGGTAGTTATTCTGATGGTGGGCACTTACTCAAAGGTCCGGGCGATGGTATGAGTGATCATATCCCTGCCATGATTGGTAAGCATCAACCTGCGCGGCTGGCTGACGGTGAGTTTGTTATCCCTGCGGACGTGGTATCGCACTTGGGTAATGGCTCTACAGAAGCCGGTGCTAAGCAACTTTACGCTATGATGAGCCGTATCCGTAAAGCGCGTACTGGCAAACCAAAACCAGGTAAGCAAGTGAAACCAC